CAGGAAATCAAACCGCAAACCTAAAATCAATTCAAGGAGTAACAACATGGATCCTTGACGAAGCTGAGGAGCTTGTTGATGAAACAATATTCGATAAAATTGACGACAGTATTAGAGAAAAAAATTTACAGAATAGAGTAATTCTTATTTTAAACCCAACAACTCAGCAACATTGGATTTATAAAAGATTCTACGAAAAAGGAACTCAGGAAAATGCAACATACATTCATACAACATACTTAGATAATCTTGATAATATTAGCCAGTCATTTATTGACAAGGCAGAGAAAATTAAAGCAGCAAATTATGAACTATACAAGCACCGTTATTTGGGCGTATGGTTAGATAAAGCAGAAGGGGTTGTTTTTGAAAATTGGCGAATCGGTCACTTTGACGAATCGCAGCAAGTTATTTTTGGTCAGGACTATGGTTTTAGTAACGATCCAACAACATTAGTAAAAATTGCAGTTGACAAAAAGAATAAGATTATCTATTGCGATGAACTATTTTATAAATCCGGACTTTCAACCAATCAAATCTTTGAACTAAACATGAACTATGCTGGCAGAGGTTTAATAATTGGCGATAGCGCAGAGCCAAGATTGATTGATGAGTTAAAGCATAGAGGTTGTAATATTAAGCCAGCGGAAAAGGGGCAAGGTTCTGTTAGTGCCGGAATATTAGCCATGCTTGACTATGAAATTGTGATAACACCAAATTCATATAACCTACAAAAAGAGTTAAGGAATTATGTTTGGCTTGATTCTGGCAGTAAATTAGTCGTTGATGATTTCAATCATTGTATAGATGCGATAAGGTATGCATGTATGCGAGTGATAAAAAAAGGCGGAGAAATTTGGTATTCATAAAAAAAATGTTATACATTTGAAAAAAATTATTTGGAATGGATATAAATAGGATATCTAACACCGAGCTAACCCGATTGATTGGGCAAATGATGCAGGGATGGACGGTTAGCTGGACGAACTACGATAGAGAAACCATTGTAACTACGCTTAAAACAAACACCTACGTTTACTCGATCCTTTCCAAAATAGCAAGAGCCGCACGAAATATAAACATACTTTGCGGTAATTATGTTGATGATACGTTTATTGAAAGCCCAAATAACCCATACTTAACAGCGATAAATAGGCCAAATGCGTTCATGTCGAGGTCAGAATTTATCGAATGGGCAACGATGCAGTACATGTCATTTGGCGAGGCGTTTATTGCTTACGAAATATACGAGGCTGGCAATAACCGGGGGCAAATCATACCCGGTACTATCCAACTTTCACCGCCTAACATAACCGATATTGAGCAAAAAAACTACATTCCTACCGGGTACTTAATTAATGGCGATGTAACTAGAAAAATGCCTTTGGATAAGATGGTGCATTTAAAGGGATTTAACCCGGATTACACCGATATGCACGGTTTACCGTACCTAAAAGTAGCAGGAATCCTAGTTGATAAATTGGAAGCAGCCAACGAAACTGAAACAAAGACATTCCAAAATTCCGGACCCGCGCATTTGGTTAGCCCAAAAGATGTAGATTCATTTTCAGATAGAACTGTTTTTGATAACTTTATTGATAGGGTTAGAAATGTGTTTAAAAAGAATGCGAAAGGTGTTGCCGGGATAAACGTTCCAATGGAAGTAATGAATTTAGGTAGCACTCCCACCGATTTAGGTACGATTGAAAGCCAAAAAAATACGATTAAAGTATTACTTACTCTTTGGGGGTTAGACCCGGGGATGTTCGACACGGACGCATCAACATATAATAACAAGCAAATGATGGAACAGACCGTTTACACTGAGGCCGCTATCCCATTTGTTGAAAAGATGCTTGAGAAGTTGAATGATAAATTTGAGCCGTACTACAAGGCAAAATTAGTAATTGACACAAGCGCCATTGAAGCGTTACAGCCAAACTACAAGGAGAAAGTTGAGTGGATGACAATTGCAGGTAAATTTACAGGCAACGAAATTAGAGAGGCTACTGGATATACAAAGATTGACGATCCTATTATGGATATGACTGATGACCAAATTATGAACGGTGCAACGGTAGGATTTGAAAATACAAACGAAGAAATGATTTCATCTGTTGCTGGAGATGTTCAGCAAACGGCTTTAAATGGTGCGCAAATTGCATCGCTTCTTGAAATCGTTACATCTGTAAGCACTGGAATGATACCTTTAAGCAGCGCAAGAGCAGTAATTGAAGCATCATTCCCTACATTACCAAAGCAAGTCATTGATAAAATTATAAATGGTTTGACAAACTTTAAACCAACTGAAAGTGAAGCTTAACGAATTTTTGATAGCACGGGCAAAGATGGAGTCCATAGCCGAAAGGCAGATGGTTATCCGTATGCGTAGGGCTTTCAGAAAAACGTTAGAACCGCTTTACGAATCGGCAAGTTTAGGATTGCTAATATCAACTGAACAAGCCAAAACATTGTTAAAACCTACGTTCATTGAAGAGGAACTAAAATGGCTTTACGTTACGTGGGGTTATAGAATGCTTGTATTTTTTCGGTCGAACTTTGAGCCGGAGCGAAAGGATGATTTTTGGTTAAGGCGATTAGCAGAACTATTCACAACTAAGGGAGCAAAAAAGGTAACTGAAATATTCAACACAACGCTTAACTTAGCCATACCTGCCATACAGGAAGCAATATCTTTAGCGAATACTGGCAGTTCTATTGATGTTATCCAGAAGGCCATAAAAAATAACGTGGAGAGTTCTGGTGGTTTAATGTCAATGGGTCGCGCGCGCACGATAGCACGCACAGAGGTAATAAGTGCAAGCAATATCGCATCGTTTGAAGCCATGCGGGGCGAAAACCAAAAGGTAGAAAAACGTTGGATTACAGGCGGGGCAAATATCCGGGATAGCCATATAAACGCAGAGCAGGAAGGATGGATACCGATGGATGAAAAGTTTTTAAGTACGAATATGATGCACCCGGGTGACCCTGATGGTGAAGCCGCAGAGGTAATAAATTGTAAGTGTACTTTGGTATATCGTTATGTCGATTAATTTTTTTAACACATTATTTGGAATTAGTCTAAGAATAAATTAAAATTGCATAGATGAAAGGTGAAATGGAATACAAAGGATGCGTGAGTGAGATTAAGGAAATCACTGAAAAAGGGATAGTAACCTTTTACGCCGCAGTTTTCGGGAATAAGGATTATGGCAACGATATAATCGAACCCGGAGCATTCAGAAAAACGCTAAGTGAGAATATAAAGAACATTCGCCACTTTAAGCAGCATGATGGTTGGCAAATGCCGGGTGTTATTCAAGAAATAAATGAAGATAGCTACGGGTTGCTAGTAAAATCAAAACTAATCCTAAATACCCAGTTAGGCAAAGAAACATATGAGGAGTATAAAGCGATGGCAGAAGCTGGCAAGTCAATGGATCACTCAATAGGTTACCGAACAATAAAATGGGATACGTCCAATGAGAATAACGAGGAAGTAAGGCGATTAAAAGAGATTAAACTGTTTGAAGTAAGCACATTAACCGCTTTCGGTATGAATCCTCTTGCTCAAACAGTCGGGGTTAAATCTTTAGAACAATTCAATTTTGACCAATTACTTACAGAAAAAAAATACTTAGATATACTGCTTAAATGCCAGTTTACCGATGCCAAACTAGAGCATATTGAGCAGCTAAAAGCGCACATTGAATCACTCATAACGAGCCGTTCTAAAGCGAACACTCAGAAACAAGAGCCGATCAGCGCAAGTGAATTGATTAATAACATTAAATTTTTTGAATAAAAATGGCAGAAGAAAAAACTATTACAGTAACGCCGGAGGAGTTTAAAAAACTTACCGACAAGCTGGGTAAAGATGCAAACGAGCAGATTGCTAATTTGTTCGAAAAAGCACAGCAAGGGAACGCAGCCGCTTTTAAGGAACTTAACGAACAATTCGCCAAAATTAAGGAAATCGAAGGCAAAGGGATTGTCGAGTATGCTCAAAGCATGCAGGAACAGTTAAACCTTATCGAAAAAGAGCTCAAGGAACGCAAAGAGTTTGGAGCAACGGGCATGCCTATCGAGATGAAGATGATCAAGGAAATGGAATCCCGCAAGGATGAAATGCACAAAGCCTACAAAACAAGAGGAGGCGCATTTGAGTATAAAGCCGCCGTTGATATGTCGGTTACTGACAGTGTAGGGGCTGGCGTTATTCAACCGCTATTCTTACCGGGTATTGCTCCAATCTTAAAGCGCAGACCTGCAATTTGGGAGCTTTTAAATAAGATACCTTGGCAACGTGACACCGTTTACTACAATCAGGTAGCCAGCGAAACAGGTACTCCATCCTTCAGGAAAGAGGATGCCGCTTCAATCGGGGATGCAACCGCAAGGGCAACAGCTTCGAAATACGCTGAACGTTCTTACGTACTGGAGAATAAATCGGTAACCCTTCAAAAAATGGGTGTGTACTCCAAAATTACTTTTGAAATGATGGAGAACATCCCAGACTTTGTGAGCTGGATTAACAACGAGCTTTTACTTGACTTGCTGTTAACCCTTGATACAAAGATTCTCACAGGAACAGGAACAGCACCCGAATTTAAAGGCTTGCAGCATTCTGACAACTACACAGCGGCTTCTGTACCGGGTAGCTTCACGCTGCCTTCCGGCATTACGCCAACCAATGCACAAGTATTGAGGGCTATCATAACTCAAATGGT